GTTGGCTCATACGCCTCCGCCAGTAGCCCTCTGATGTCTTCTTTCCGCACAGTGGAGGGTATTTTCTGCTTCAGCTCTCTCTTGAAATGGGGGAATTTGTGTGACACGTACGTTGGATCAGTGCTTTTACTGAGATGCCAAATTGAATGTCTCACAAGTGGAGAGGACGCTGCTTGCAGAAGGGGGAGGCTTGGATTGGTTTCCTCGTTCAGTATTGCATCATAGAAACACTTTTCCAAAGTTCGGCACAACTCAATGTCGAATTTCGGGTAGTGGTCTTGCATAGTCAAACGTGCCGCGATGTCGCTAGGCACGAATCCAATCTCAATGAGCCGGGTGGGATTCACATCTTTCCATAGGGAGCTGCCCGCTTCCCTAGCCCAGTTGTCTATCTCCGAAGTGTGGTAGTTCTGCACAGCAATCTTCCTCACATCGTAACTTCTGGTGATGTATAAACCCCAATCAGCCATTCGTCCCAACACTGGCGTGTCGGGATATTGGTACTTTAGACTCATCATTACTGACCGCAAATAAGCCATCTTCGTTTTACGCGACGTGCTTACGTAAGCCCGCGGCGTAACGAACGAAGACAATATCTTCTTCAATGGGTCTGTGATGATTATGTCTGTGTGGGGTACCAAAGTTTGCCCACAAAAGGCGGCGTTCTCGAAACACGTGGCATGTGAGAGTTTCAAGTTGATGCCCAAGTTTTTAATGAGTTCCTCGTCCTCATCAAAACCCGCGCATATCCCGTCGTCTCCTTCGAAGACTCCGGGCATGCTCGCCGCCTCCTCCACCAACATCTCTAGTGCTTCATCACTGTAGTCTTGATCGCGTTTGAACGTGGTGTAAAACGCGTTACCCATGTGGTTCTTCAGGACAGCGTGCCCTCTTAAGAAACTCATTATGGTAAAATTCAACACAGCATTTGCTAGAGATGTCCACATCACGCCTGACATGAGTCTCTGCGGAACTTTCGCCCTCATGTTTTGATACTTTATGTTGTTCACTCCTTTCACCAGCCGTTTGAGCAATTTCTTCTCAAAGTGGTTTGTAGTGTTGTGCAACATGTGGTACAAAAATCTGATCAGCAGTTCAGCGTAGACGTCAGCGTGATGTGCCTCAAAGGACGAGAAGTCGGTCTCCACCACTGGGCCGTCGCCCAGTACAGTCCGTAAGAGTGATGCAATCTCAATGGGAGTCATCCCCTTCACGAACATGCGGTTCTGTGTTGAG